GCTTTTGGACCACACTCAATGAGTGGTAATCTAGTTGCTGACACTTCTGCTGCTATCGGAGATACAACTGTAACGGTTGATGACGGTAGTTTAATGCAAGTTGGCGACATCTTAGAGTTTGGTAGTGCATCAGTATTTACTGATACGCCTTCTGGACACTATTACAAGATAACTGCAATATCTACTAATACATTAACAATCGCAAGATTCAATACTTCTACAGGTGCTACAGAAACAGGCGGTCTTAGACACGCTGTTGTTGACAACGCTGTAATGAGAAGGCATTGGGAGTATTACTTTCAATTCTCTAACGCTCCAACGACTACAGATGATGTACTTGCTGCTGGCGGTTCATTAGATGAAATGCATATTGTAGTAATAGACGAAGATGGCGGAATTACAGGAACTGTTGGTTCAATCTTAGAAACATTTGAAGGCGTTTCACAAGCCCATGATGCTAAGACTGCTCAAGGTTCAAGTAACTATTATCCAAATGTACTTTATGCACAATCAAAGTTTATCTATTGGGTAGACCACCTTTCAACTTTGTCAGACGGACTTGCTAAAACAGGAACAACATTTGATAATTCAGTTGGCGATGCATTTGTAGTATCTAATACTTCACTTGCTAGTGGTACTGATGACTTTGCTGCAACTAACGCTGAAATTGCAACTGCTTATGAGAAATTTGCTGATACAGAAAATGTAGATGTATCTTTACTTCTTTGCGGTCCTTCACAGACAAGTGCTGACGCTACTGGCGACACAAAAGCAACTGCTGTTATGGATATTGCAACTGCTAGAAAAGATTGTGTTGCATTTGTTTCACCTGCGAGAGCAGATGTTGTAGATGTTACTAACGCAATTACACAAACTGCTAATGTAAAAGCATTTGCTGAAGGTTTACCTTCAACATCTTATGCAGTAATCGATAGTGGTTATAAGTATATGTACGACAAATACAATGATGTTTTCAGATTTGTACCTCTTAACGGAGATACTGCTGGACTTTGTGCAAGAACTGATAGTATTGCAGACCCATGGTTTTCACCAGGCGGTTTCAATCGTGGACAAGTTAGAGGCTCAGTAAAACTTGCCTTTAATCCTAATCAAACACAACGAGATGACCTCTACAAAGCTAGAGTCAATCCTGTCGTATCATTTCCTGGTCAAGGAACTGTATTGTTTGGCGATAAGACTGCACAATCTAAACCAAGTGCGTTTGATAGAATCAATGTTCGCAGATTGTTCATTGTTCTTGAAAAAGCATGTGCTACGGCTGCTAAATTTCAACTGTTTGAATTCAATGATGAATTCTCTAGGGCGAACTTTAGAAATCTTGTAGAACCATTTTTGAGAGATGTACAAGGTCGTAGAGGTATTACGGACTTTAGTGTGGTGTGTGATGATTCAAACAACACAGGCGATGTTATAGACAGAAACGAATTTAGGGCTGATATCTTTATCAAACCTGCTCGTTCTATTAACTTCATTCAACTTAACTTTGTCGCAACTAGAACGGGTATTGCCTTTTCTGAAGTTGCTGGCGCTTAATCTTAAAGGAGAAGAATAATGGCAAACATTAATGAATTCAAATCTCGACTTAAAGGTGGCGGTGCAAGAGCTAATCAGTTTAAGGTAACTTTACCTTTTCCTGGTTATTCTTCAGTTGGTGGTGAAACATCTGACTTATCATTTCTTTGTACTGCAACAACACTTCCTGGTCAATCACTTGGAATGACAGAAGTACAATTCAGAGGAAGAACACTTAAAATGACTGGCGACAGTAGAACATTTGGTGATTGGACAATGAGTGTATTAAATGATACAGACTTTAAAATCTTCAAGGCATTTGAAAGATGGATGAATGGTATGAATAACATGACTGATAATGAAGGGTTAACAAATCCTAATGATTATCAAGTTGATGGATTTATTGACCATTTAGACAGAGATGGTAACTCTATAAAGCAATATGTATTTAGAGGTGCATTCCCAACTACTTTGGGTGACATTGCATTAGACTACGGTACTAATAATGCTATTGAAAGTTTTGATGTAACACTATCTTACCAATACTTTGAAACAGATACAACTACATAATTTTTAACAAGTTATAAGGACAATATAATATGGCGAATTTACTTGGATTCCAAATAACGAGAAACAATACTGATTTAGGGAAGCCGGCAGAAGCGAAACAAGCGTTTACTGTTAGCTCCCCTGATGACGGTACAACTACCATTTCTGCTGGCGGACACTTTGGCCAATACATGGACATGGAAGTTACTGCCAAGAATGACATTGACTTAATTAAAAGATATCGTGAGATTGCCCAACACCCAGAGTGTGATATGGCGATTGAAGATATCATCAATGAAGTTATTGTTTCAGATGAGAGAGATGCTTCTGTATCAGTATCATTAGATAAACTGATGATATCAGACAATATCAAAATGAAAGTTCGTGATGAATTTGACGAAGTTTTGCGTTTGCTTAACTTTGATGAAAAAGGTCATGACATTTTCAGACGCTGGTATGTTGATGGTAGAATATACTTTCACAAAGTTATCGACCCGAAAAGTCCACGAAAAGGACTAACAGAAATTAGATACATTGACCCACGAAAGATTAAGAAAGTTCGTGAGGTTACGAAGAAAAGAGATACACAAGGTAAGGGTGTAGAAATGATAGAAGCCACGGCAGAGTGGTTTGTATACAATGAAAAGGGAATATCAGCAGCGAATACAAATTCTGGTCTGAAGATTTCTCCTGACTCAATTACCTATGTAACATCTGGTGTAATTGACCAAACTAAGAATATGGTTATGGGTCATTTACATAAGGCAATTAAACCAACCAATCAGTTAAGAATGATTGAAGATGCTGTTGTTATTTACAGAATAGTAAGAGCACCTGAAAGAAGAATATTTTATGTTGATGTTGGTAATTTACCTAAAGTAAAAGCAGAGTCATATTTGCGTGATGTAATGGCAAGATACAGAAACAAACTTGTCTATGATGCATCAACAGGCGAAGTCAGAGATGACAGAAAACATATGTCAATGCTTGAAGATTTTTGGTTACCTCGTAGAGAAGGTGCAAAAGGCACAGAAGTACAAACTCTATCTGGCGGACAAAATCTTGGTGAGATATCAGATGTCGAATATTTTCAAAAGAAATTATATCAATCTTTGAATGTACCTATGTCAAGACTGGATGCAGATAATGGATTCAACATGGGCAGGGCAGCAGAGATTACAAGAGATGAACTGAAGTTTACTAAATTCGTTCAGAGATTAAGAAAGAGATTTACTTCAGTCTTTAATGATATACTCAAGACACAACTTGTGTTAAAAGGTATTATCACAATTGAAGATTGGGTTAATATAAAAGAACATATACAGTACAGCTTCTTGAAAGACGGGTACTTTGCAGAATTAAAAAATGCAGAGATACTTAGAGAAAGATTAAGTCTTGCTCAAGAAGTAAGTCCGTATGTGGGTAAATACTATTCTGTTGAGTATGTAAGAAAGAATATCTTACAACAATCAGATGAGGATATTATTGAAATTGATAGGCAGATTGCCGGTGAGATTAAAACAGGGATTATTGCATCACAAGATATGGGTGATGACATGGATTCCGAACTAAATATAGGAGATGAATAATTATGTCAAATGAAAATGTAGTAAGTATGGTCGATTCTTTATCAAACGGCGACAATGTTGCCGCTCAGGATGCATTTAAAAGTGCATTGACTGATAAGATTGGTCAAGCGTTAGATGATAAAAGACAGACTGTAGCAAACGATTGGTTGAATGCTGGTGATAATTTTGAGGCAATAGACGCTGCATCACAATTTTCTGGTAGTTCAAGCACTCAAACAGAAGTTGATTCTGAAGTTGATTTTGAAATTGATGACGACCAAGTAGAGGAAGATTAAATGCTCGACCTGTCGTTTAAAAAGTTTACAAGAGAACTAAATGAACGCAGGTTTGCTGGTCCTCAGAGTTCTGCGGAGTTTAAGAAATTATCTCCAAAGATGAAAACTGCTGTCTTAGATATTTATTCTATGATTAGTAAAACATCTGACCCAATTATATCAAAGATTGACGGTATTATTAAAGTCGCATCAAAGAAACACGGTGTTAGTACTTATGATATCGAAGATTATTTTGACAACGAATTAATTAAATAAAGGAGAAACAATGTCATTCGTAACAACAACAATGAGAGATACATCAATCGTTACAGGATCCGCTAGTGGCGGTTATGTAACAGTTAAGGCAACTTTTGCTAGTGATACTGCAACTAACCTTATTTTAGATGGCGGTGGTTTAAAAGGATTTGTAAACGGTTGTAAGTTAGACCTAATAAGAGCGTGGTGGTCATTTTCAATAGGCAATTATGATACTGATAACAGTAACGATTGTATTATTGAATTTAAATCATCTGGAACTGATGTAGTTGCATTACATCTTTCTGGAACAGGACATTATGATGGTTCTGCTGGAACAATTTTAGGTACCGCTGTAAACACAACTGTTACATCATCAGATATAACTGCTGAAACTAAAACAACATCTGGATTTGTAATCTTAGAATTTAAAAAGAACGGCGCTTGGGTTGCATAATATCTAATGAATAATACAGAAGTAGTGAATAGCACTTCTAAATACATTGTTAAGTCAACAGGTAAAGAAAGTGAAAGTAATCAAATATTAGTTGATGTAAGTAAACTTGCTGACGCTAATAATGAATCACTAGTAAGTTTAATTGAGTGTTATTATTTGATTGAAGGTACAGGAACATTAACGATTAGTGCTGCAGCTGCATATGACCCTCAGGCTGATGCGGCTGGTACTGCGGTTAAGAAAGAATTAACTTTAACTGGTAAAGGTAAGTATGGATTACGACCCGAACAGTTAAAATTTGGTGAAGATAGACAATTTAAACTAACAACTGACGCAAATGTAAAAAGTT